TTGGTTAAACTGGTGAGATTGACTGCGTAGTTGTCCTATCCCATCATTCGTAGCAGGTAAAACAAAATTAACCATGTAGCCTTGCTCAAGTATTTGCATAGCTTGAGTTCTGGCCATATTAGCTGGACCTGGTACGATAATCCAAGTCCGTACTCCGTTTGGCCCTACGGCTTCAATAATCTGCTCGCGTCCGTCGTTAAATGCCATGATTTAGTTCCTATACGTTTGGCTCTAAGCCTGCTGCTTCCGCAGCGTTTCTTGGGGCTGTTGTGTTATATCCAGCGTCAGGAGAAGGAGCAGCACTCACACCCTGCGTACCGGCTTGCGCTAATAGTCGTGGGTCTGCACCAACTGTAGCAAGATTTTGTGCGTCTTGTAACCCAGCCCCATCAGGACCTTGTGGCTGTTGCGGTGTCTGCTGACCAGACATTGCTGCTGCTGGATCGACATTGACTGCTTGCTGGAACTGGAACTCTAACGCAAGAGCCTCCATTTCCTCACGGTCAATCTCTCTCTGGATATCCTGTTCAAGAAGTTGGATAACTTCTTCAGGCTCACCAGAAAGTCTTGCTGAATGCCACTGAGTAAGCAATTCGTACTTCTTGCTTGATGCACGAGTTCGCGCACCAGACATACGGCGTTTCTCAAGATCGTAGTCTTGCACCTTAGCAATCTTAGTGGCTGCGTATTGCTTAGATACGAGTGCCGTGCCAGTTGAAGGATCAACTTGAGAAGCCACTTGAGCAGCCTGCCACAAAGCAAAATCGTCTTGTGGCTGTGACTGCCTGAGTTCTACAGATAAAAGGTTATGTCCCTTGATGTCATCAGGCTTTATAACCTTGTTAAAGGGCTGGTCAGTGTGGGTCTTACCACGAACCTGAATGTCCTTATAGCGGCCTGTTTCGTACTGTTTGCCTAAGTTATCCAGAACACCTGCGATCAAAGACTCTACAGCCTTAAGGTAAGGGGCAACCACTTCGTTGTCAGCTTGGCTAAGAATCTGAAGTGCTGCACCAGAAACCGGAGATGTCAGTCTGCCAAGAGCGGGGTCAGAAAGACCAGCGTTAGATTCATCAAGTCTCAATTCCCCTTCTAGTTGACCCGCATCTGCTGTCAGTTGAGATAGTGGAAGAAGCCCAATGTCTTCATTGTTGTCAGTTGATAGCCCTACTTCAGACCCGGACTTGAAAGCGTCTTGATCCAGTTCTTTAGTTCCATCACGAGATTTTACGATTAGCGTTCCCTGGACAGCCTTTGACGTAAGTGCCATTCGGTAAGAAGCTAGTCGGTTTACCTGTGGTATTACGTGGCGAAGGGCGGCAAAGATACTGTCTCCAACGTCCTCAATACCTGGAATTTCACGAGTTCCGTCAATCGTGTCCTTGAGGCTGTAATTCATTACGCCGGGGTTGTTGCCGATCAGGCGTATAACAACTGGGAAATTTACAGCAAACGTATCTGTAGGCTTCTTTGCGTACTTGTTATCGACAATAACGCAGTTCATGCGTTTGTCGTTTTGCGTCCAGTAGTAATCAACAACACGGGCCAGTTCATCTTCGTCGTCTTCGTAGCTTTGAGGTGAGTCTTCCAGGTCAAATACAAATTTAGGGTATTCCTCGCGAATATCCTGCCGTGACCTCTGGGTAATAATTGCAGCCCATAAGGGTTCGCCCCGGCCTTTTTCAAACACCAGGTTGCGTGGGTCAATAGGGACAATATCGGGGAGTGTTTCGCCCTGAGCGTCTTTTATCAGGACTGATCGAGTGCCGATCCAGCCTCCACGAACAACAGCATTCCACGCATTTTCGCCCTGTACGGTGGAGTTCATGCCGCTTGATTGCAGGCGTTCGTCTGCCATTTCGAGAATACCGACACACCAACGCTCGTATGCGTTGTTTTTGTCCCTGAACTCCTCGTTATCGGCGTCATCTATAACGCGGATAATTCTTTCTGCGTATCCCACGCCGTTAGAGACTTTGCGTGCGAGGACCTTTGCAAAGTTGGTAGTTATGGCATCTTTTTGCTGGATGCCTTCTGTCGCAAGAGGCACGAACGGGGTGTTCTTCCAGCCCCAGTCGTAATCGCTATCCATGAAAGCTGTTCGCTTCTGGAAGACCTGTTCTTTACGATCAATCTTATTGAGAATGCGCTCAATAGAGCGTTGATCTTTCTTAGATGCCATTACCTATTGTTTCCCATGCGGCGAAGACGTTCTTCTCTTGTGATTACATTGATTTTTTTGGCTTGATTGTAGGCTTCTTTACGCATTTGCCACGCTAATCCGACAGCCATTGGGTAATCGTCGTGAGTTCCAACTATGCCTTCAATTCGTCCGTCTTTATCAGGATTTCTGATTACCGAGGAGAATTGGTTCAGCCCTGTTTTGCTTGGAACAGTAATCAGCCTGTCACGAACAGATTCAATCAATTCGCCCCACAGAATCGTTCTTGTCCGAGCATCTGTGCGCCAGCCGAACTTACCAGACGGCTTACCCTGCGCGTTTCTTCGTTCGTACATGCGCGGATATTTAAGTGACTGCGCTTTTTTAAGCGTCAACTCGCCCCAGTCGTTGTCTTCGATGGCCCAGATCGGGTACTTGTAATCTTCTAACAGATTGACCGATTCCATCGCAAAATGCTCTGGGGCAATCGTGTTCGAGTAGACATCGGCAACAACGTATCCGGTTTCGACATCAATAATAGCAGTAACGGAATAATCTGCGCCAGTTCCGTGTGCCGTGTCGCTGCCTGCGGCGTACCGTTTGCCCACTACGTGTTTCTGGTAGATATTTGCCACGCCATTTCGCGTTTCTACCGGCAGCTTGGTATCGAGTTGCATTGATTCGATGGCATCAACATCAAAAGCTGCCATCACCCTTGACGGGCGCAAGGCTTCGTCTGCTGTTTCCGGGTGTTCCTGCTCCATGTAGAGTTCAGGAGACATGCCGTCAGTAACGGGGGCTTCTTTTTGCACTCGGTCGTACCATGCCTGGTCCCGATCTGGCCTGGACCTCCACCCGTTGAAGATGCTTTTGAATCCATTTCCAGGGGCGCGCCGGTGGATTTCCTTGAACAGGGTTCCAGCCTTCTTTTTATTGACCGTGGAACACTGGATGAGTTGTCCCCCCTGGTCAATAGTTGGCTTGATTGCGGCGTAGTTGAGATCAAGGTTATCGTGGAAATCGGCCTCATCTTGAATAACGAGTGTTGCTGTCTGTCCACGACCGGCTTTCTCTGTAGATGGGAGTGCGGTGATCTGCGACTTCATGGAAGGAAATTCCATGGTCGTGTCGTTATCCCTGCCCAGCCCTACTTTCAGGTGTTGCGGGAGATTTTCGTAAACGATCCTTGCTTTATTCAGGAAGGCCACGGATTCGAGTTGTCCCTGGGAGAACGCCAGTACGTTTGCGCCCTCTTTATACATGGCAGTCCACAGGGCATAAGATGCAAGTATCCATGAAAACCCGAGTTGCCTGGACTTAAGAACGTTTATGAGTCGTTCCCTGTCAAGTTGCTCGCAGAACTCGACCAGGTACTCCCATTTTTCAAACTTGATAATGCCGCCACGGGACGTTGCTATTGGTGGTTCGAGGATTTGCACAAAATCGAGGAAGTCCTGAAAAGATCTTGATACCAGGGCGAGTTCGATGTCCTGGATGGTGACAGTTTTAGTTGTCATGTGGCTTCTCGGTGTAATTCAAGCACCTTGACATCTTTTTTTGCTGAAAGTTGTTGATACGTGGCGCGAAGTTGCTCAAGTGAGAACTCCTGTAGTTCCGATACGTCGTGAGTTGCGTAGGTTTCCACTTGATCCACGAACATCCTGAGTGATTTGCCCAGAAGTTCGAGTGCCCTGATCCTGTCGCTGTCTTTCTCCGCTTCTTCGGCCATGTCATACAGGCCCTTAAGGACGTATAGCCGGTCGATCTTTTCCTCAGCGTCCCTGAGTGCTTCCAGTCGTTGCACTTCGGCAACAACGCCCGGTCTTTTCATCAGGCGCGAACCCTGAACGTCTGCGCTGCCAGGGGCGTAACCCGCTGCGATTGCAGCAAGACGCTGCTTGCCCGTCCTCACGTACTCGCGAGCAAACAACTTTCGGCGCATCGAGCCAAAATCAAGTTTCGTGCGGTCGGTGTCCGCTTTTCTGGTCAAATTTGCTCTTCTTCCTCTAGCTTTGCGTCATCGGGGAGTTCGGGGTGGGAGCCGGTCGATCAGATCGAGTTTGTGCCGCCGAATTTCGTCGTGCAGGTCTTGGGGAACACGAGAGCCGGGTCGCAGTTCCAGGTGCTCGCCGTTGGTGCTCATGGTTACGCCAAGTTCATCGAGGCGGCGAATTAGTGTGTCGATGATCCACGCTTTGTGAACTGTTTCTACCAGGCATTCACCACAAATAGCCGAGTTTGCGCCGTCAATAGGAAACATCAGGTGTGGCTGGGAACTATCACCACAGAAATAACAATTTACAAGTTGCATGTCACAAGTTCCGTCAGATGCTTCCGTCGTATTTACCCCGCAAAAGAGTAACACCGAGGGTTGACGCAACAATATCACATGGCTTACAGTTGCAAATCTATAGATGTACTTGCTCCCCCTGAAAACATCCTCGCAGATACAGGGGTCGAGCAGGTACAACAAACTTAGCGAGGTGGGGATTCAACCGCCCAGGCTTCCAAGCCCAAATAGGGCAAGGACGAGCCAAAGCCCCCCGAACTTCCAATCGTGAAGTCACAGCCCAGTCCTCTCAAAGGACCGAGACACTTTTTTCTTTTTCTCTTTTACCCGGTTTTCTCTTTTTCTTTTTTCGTAACTAAGCAAGCAGACAGAGACACAACAGATAACCTGAGCTATTCACACCGTAGCCCCTAAAGCGTAGGTGTTAATAGCACGACCAGGTAAACCAAGATAACCAAGATAACCAAGATAACCAAGATAACCAAGGTTAACCAGTTAACTAAGTTAACCAGTAGAGCAAAAGTTTTCTTTTTTCTCAAAAGTAATCCACTATTCATAACCACAGGTTTACTTGTGAATAGCGTGTGAATAGTCGTAAAACTCCTACTCTCGAACGGTAGGAACCGCCCGAGTCGTAAGGCAACCTCCTCAGTTCAACACAGGCACTTCAGCAAGCAAGCAACAGAAACCAGAAGCAGAAGCAAGAAACTGGAAAACTGTCAGCGGATTTATAGGGCAGCAAACAGAAACAGAATGCCTGGGGGCAAACGTGGAAACAGAAACAGGAAACTCCAAAGTTGCTGTGTGATATTTGTGGGTTCACCACCACACAACACAACAATCAACACAAGACATACCGCCCCCCATCAACCAAACACCAACCATCACCAACAACCACAAACACCACCACTACCCATCACTGCCACCAACACCCAACACCCAACACACCAACACACCAACCCAGCCCACCACGCCCACCAAGCCGAGCCGAGCCGCCGAGTTCCAGCCTCGCGCCCGCCCGTCCTGCTAGTCGCCCGCCCGCCTGGGTGTTCCTTCTGGCGGCACT